GGGGAAGGCTACCCAAAAGGTGGAAGCGGCGAAAGCGATTCTACGCGTAAGCGCCGCTTCTTCGGCGGTAGAGGACGAAGCGCCGGCCGTGGCGCACGGCAGACGAAGCCCTCGGGGCCCGTCCGCGTTCCCGATGCGACGGTCCGCTCGATCGGTCGGGAGATCGTCCTCCGGGGCTCGAATTACTGATCATGTTGTCGAACACCGCGATCCCCCATCACTACGCCGAGTTCAAACGTGCCGTTCTCTCCGGCGAGATTCCCGTGTGCCGGGAGATCTCGATGGAGATGAACCGGATCGACCATCTTGTGGAGGACCCGAGGTACTACTACGACGATGAGGCGATCGACGGATTCGTCAGATACTGCGAGAACGAGTGCACCCTCACCAACGGGGACTCCTTCACTCTTCTCCCGTCGTTCAGGGTCTGGGCAGAGCAGCTGCTCGCCTGGTTCTACTTCGAGGAGCAGAGCGTCTACGTCCCCAACGAGAGCGGTGTGGGCGGGCATTACGAAACCCGCCGGGTCAAGCACCGGCTCGTCGACAAGCAGTATCTGATCGTCGGCCGGGGGGCGGCCAAGTCCATGTACTCCTCCCTGATTCAGTCGTACATGCTGAACATCGACACGACCACGACCCGTCAGGTGGTTGTGGCCCCGACGATGATCCAGGCCGAGGAGATCATGGGACCCATCAAGACGGCGATCGCCAGGGCCCGTGGTCCTCTGTTCGCGTTCCTCACTGAGGGCTCGTTGCAGAACACCACGGGAAACCGGGCAAACCGCCCCATGCTCCACCCCACGAAGAAGGGCATTCAGAACTTCATCACCGACTCCCTGATCGAGGTCCGCCCCATGGCGGTCGATCGTCTACAGGGGCTTCGCTCCAAGGTCAACACCGTTGACGAGTGGCTCTCGGGGGATGTCCGCGAGGACGTCGTCGAAGCCCTGGAGCAGGGCGCGTCGAAGGTGCCCGGATGGATGATCATCGCAACATCCTCCGAGGGGACCGTGCGCAATGGCGTCGGCGACACGAAGAAGATGGAGCTCCTGAAGATCCTGAAGGGGGAGGTGTACGATCCCCACACCTCGATATGGCACTACCGCCTTGACGCCGTCGAGGAGGTGGGCGACCCGGACAAGTGGCTGAAGGCCAACCCGAATATCGGGAAGACCATCTCCTACGAGGCGTACCAGCGGGCCGTATCAAGGGCGGAGGCCAATCCCTCCCTCAGGAATGATATTCTGGCGAAGATGTTCGGCATTCCGATGGAGGGGTACACGTACTACTTCACCTACGAGGAGACGCTCGCACGTAAGAAGAAGGTCGAGTTCTGGCGCATGTCGTGCGCGATGGGGGCCGACCTCTCGCAGGGGGACGACTTCTGCGCCTTCACGTTCCTCTTCCCGCTGCAAGGCGGAGATTTCGGCGTCAAGACGAGGTGCTACATCACGTCGCACACGTTGAACGCTCTTCCCGCCGCCGCACGCGCGAAGTACGACGAGTTCATCAACGAGGGCTCCCTTCAGGTGATGGAGCGGACCGTTCTCGACATGATCGAGGTCTACGAGGACCTTGATCGGTATATTGAGCGGTCCGAGTACGACGTGTACGCCATGGGGTACGACCCTTACAACGCCAAGGACTTCGTTCAGCGCTGGGAGCAGCGCCACGGAGCCCACGGCATCGAGAAGGTGATCCAGGGGGCGAAGACGGAGTCGGTTCCGCTCGGGGAGATCAAGATCCTGGCATCTGAACGACTTCTCGTGTTCGACCAGTCGCTCATGCAATGGGCGATGGGGAACGCGATCGCCCTTACGGATACCAACGGCAACCGCAAGCTCTACAAGGCCAAGCGGGAGCAGAAGATCGACGCGGTCGCCGCCTTAATGGACGCGTACATCGCATACAAGGTCCATCGTAACCGCTTCGATTAGAAAGGAGGGCGGTTGAGCCTCAGATCAACGCTAAGGAAGTTCGAGAGCGTCTTCGACTTCTTCTCCTCGAAGAGGCGTCGAGAGGTCGACGAGGGGACTTCGGGCAGTCGATACGGTTCGATGCTCTTCAGCCCTTTTCGAACCACCGCGAACCAGTTCACCACGAAACTGTACAACCAGATCGCGATCGACGTCGCCTCGACGACGTTCAGGCACATCGAGCAGACAGACTCGGGGGAGTACTCCAAGGATATTCCGTCGTCTCTCGACAAGTGCTTCCGCTTCATGGCGAACGTCGATCAGACGTGGAGCGCGTTCCTTCGGGACGTCGTCTGGACGCTCTTCGAGAACGGGCACGCCGCGATCGTCGCCACAGACACCACCGCGAACCCGTTCTACACCGAGGAGTTCGACGTTCTCTCCCTCCGAGTGGGCACGGTGACCCAGTGGAACCCGAGAAGTGTTCGGATCTCGCTCTACAACGACCGAACGGGCCAGCGCGAGGAGATAAACATCGAGAAGGAGCTCGTCGCCATCGTGAACAATCCGATGTTCATGGTGATGAACGAGGCGACCTCCGATCTTCGTCGTCTCCTGCGCAAACTGGTTCTTCTCGACGCCATTGACGAGCAGTCCGGGTCGGGGAAGCTCGATCTGATCATCCAACTCCCCTACAGCGTCTCCAGCGAGCGTCAGATGCAGCGGGCCGAACGCCGGCGTAAGTCTCTTGAGCGCCAGATGGAGAACAGCAAGTACGGGGTCGGCTGGATCGACGACACCGAGAAGGTCACACAGCTCAACCGGGCCTCGGAGAACAATCTGATGGCCCAGGTCGAGTGGCTGACCACCCAGGTTTACTCGGCGCTCGGGATCTCCAAGGAGATCTTCGAAGGAACCGCGACCGAGCAGCAGATGCTCGTGTATCAGACCCGGACTCTCAACCCGATTCTCCGTGAGATCGCGACCACGATGTCCTACGCGTTCCTCGGGGAGAACGCTCGAGGTCGCGGACAGCGGATCGCGTGGTTCCGGGATCCGTTCGAACTGGTCCCGATGTCCTCCATGGGCGATCTCGTCCAGGCGCTCACCTCCGCCGAGGTGATGACGTCGAACGAGGCCCGCGCGAAGCTCGGCTTCATGCGGGCCAGTGACCCGCGCGCGGACAAGCTCGTCAACGCGAACATCAACTCGACGTCCCCTCCGGACGTCCCGAAACCGACGACCGAGGAGGTCTCATAATGGGAGGTAATTCCCGAACTCCCGACTGCGAGGGGTGGGCCACCCGATACGGGGTCCGGTGCTCCGACGGAGTCACCATTGGGAACGGGGCATTCGCCCATGAGGACGGGAACAAGATTCCCGTTGTCTATCAGCACAATCACACCGAGTCGTCCGAGCTGCTCGGGCACGCCATTCTCAAGCACGAGAGCGGCGGAGTCCGCGCCAAGGTGTTCTTCGATGATACCCCGCAGGGGGACAATGCCCGTAAGCAGGTGAGGTCCGGCACTCTGGGCGCCATGTCCATCTACGCCAAGAACGTTCAGCGCCGGGGCAACGTGGTCAGCCACGCGGATCTCGTCGAAGTCTCGCTCGTTCTCCGTCCGGCCAACCCCGAGGCCCGCATCTACGATGTCGCGCTCGAGCACTCCGACGAGGACGGCACCTACTACACCGATGAGGGCGAGATCGTCATCGAGAGTGGTGAGCCTCTCGTCCTCCAGCACGACGACTCGGATGAGAAGTCCGACGACAAGACCGAGGACGACTCCAAGGAGAAGACCGTCGGGGAGATCTACGACGATATGACTGAGGAGCAGAAGCGCGCCGTCGCGGCGATCGTCCTCGAAACCGTCCGAACCGCCGGCGAGGACGGCAATACCGAAACCGAGAGGAAGGACTCCGACGTGAGCCCCACCACCCATAACGTCTTCGAGCGGGGGTCTGATTCCGACCTCAAGCAGGATGACGTCGACGTCGCCGGGGCTGTCGCGGCCATCGGCGCCGATATGAAGAAGGGGATGACGTTCAAGCAGTCGCTCCTTGTTCACGCGGAGAGCTACGGGATCTCTAATCCCGAGATGCTCTTCCCCGAGCCCAAGGACACCGGCGGCATCACCGAGCTCCGAAGGGATCAGACCTGGGCCAACCGCCTGGTCTCCGGGGTCACCCACCTCCCCTTCTCCCGCTTCCGGTCCCGCTACGCGGTGCTCACCGGCGACGAGATCCGGGCCCGCGGCTACATCACCGGCTCCCTCAAGTACGACACCGTCTACAAGAGCCTCAAGAGGCAGACCTCACCGACGACGGTCGTCGTCAAGACCAAGCTGGACCGTGACGATCAGCTCGACATCACGACCATTGACATCTGGGAGTGGATGAAGCGCCAGCTGACCATCGACATGAATGAGGAGCTCGCTCGCGCGTTCCTCATCGGCGATGGCCGCGACGCCGACTCCGCCGACAAGATCAACCCGGACTGCATTCGCCCCATCCTCGCCGAGGACGATCTCTACGCGCCGAAGTACGCGCTGAGCTCCGACGCCCTCGACGTCAAGACCAACCTCGATCTCCTCGTCGAGGAGATGACGTACATGCTGGATGAGTATCGCGGAAAGAGCGAGCCCCTGTTCTGGGCGCCCAAGCGGACCATCGACCGACTCACGTGGCTGCGTGACAAGCAGGGTCGTCGGATCTACAGGACGCGCGACGAACTCGCAAGCGCCATCGGCTGCTCCGGGTTCGTCAACGTCCCTCTGCTCAAGGGGGCCAAGATCCAGCTGGAGGGCGGTCTTCGAGACGTGTTCGGCGTCTTCTTCCTCCCGAGCGACTACAACGTCGGAACCGACAATGGCGGTCAGCTCACCTCGATGGAGGGGTTCGACATCGACCACAACCAGCGGAAGGCCCTTCAGGAGACCCGCTGCTCCGGCGCGCTCCGAGACCCGGGCACCGCGGTGATCGTCACCGGCGCCCTCGCTCCCGTCGCCGGCGCCAAGAAGGACCCGAAGAAGTCCACCGATCCTCAGCTCCCCGAGATGAACTGAGCGATCGTGAAATACTTCGGCAGAATCGCGTTCTCCTCTGTCGAAGAGACGTCCCCCGGTATCTTCGTGGAAACTCCCGTCATCCGAAGATACCGGGGGAACGTCACGACCAATGCCCATCGGTACAGCATGGGTTCGGATCCGAACGGGAAGGTGCAGTCCGGTCAGATTCTCTCGATCGTGGGAGACGAGTACGCGTTCACGCACCCCTTCGATATCCGGTGGGCCGAGTTCGGCGGGGAGAAGTGGCTCGTCGTGTACACGGATATTCGACGCCCCAGGCTGTACTTGACTCTTGGAGCGCGGTACAATGACGAGGGATGACCTTCATCAGGTTCTCGTTCGGATTCTCGGTTCGAACAACGTGTATTACCACCCTCCCGTGAATCTGAAGATCTCGTATCCGGCGATCGTGTATGAGAAGACGCAGTACTGGCAGGCGTACGCCGACAACCTCGGTTATGCGCGCATTCCTCAGTACCGGGTGACCGTAATATCCAGAATGCCGGATCATCCGGCGATCGAACGCATCCTGGATCTCCGAGGGAGCGATTACGTCTCGCATTTCGTGTCCGAGGGGCTCCATCACGACATCATCGACATCTTCCAGTAAGGAGAATCATGGCAGCCCTGGAATGGGACAAGATTGAGAACAGGACTGGCGAGAACGGTGCCGATCACGGCGTCATCTATCGACTCGATCAGACCGGAGCGTACACCAAGGCCGAGGTCTGGGACGGCCTCACCGCGGTGAACATGTCGCCCGAGGGCGCCGAGGCCCAGAAGATGTACGCCGACAACATCCTGTACGGCACTCTTCGCGGCGCCGAGACCTCGAAGGGCACTATCGAGGCGTTCCGCTTCCCGGAGTCCTTCCGTGAGTGCGACGGCACCAAGCTCATCGACGCCGCGGTCGAGGGTCTGTACGCCACGGGCCAGCAGAGGCAGCCCTTCGGGTTCTCGTGGCGCACGCTGGTCCTCGATTCCAACGGGACCGAGATCGGCTTCAAGATCCATCTCACCTACGGTAACACCGCGTCGCCGTCCTCGCAGGACAACAGCACCATCAACGAGTCCCCCGAGTACAAGTCCTTCTCGTGGGAGTTCGAGTCGGTTCCCGTGCCAGTGCCGGGACTGCGCCCCTCGGCGCGTCTCGAGCTGGACAGCCGGAAGGTGCCCGCGAAGAAGATGGAGGCCGCTCTCGACGTCCTCTACGGGCGGAAGACGGATCCCGCCAAGCTCCCCACGCCGGCGGAGCTCGTGGCCCTCATGAAGGCCGCGAATTAGGAGACCGGGAATGCTCGAGCTGCACCTGCCGGAAGTCGACGGATGGGATGAGGCTGCTGAGGAGTTCGTCAGACTGCCGGCGTTGACGGTGCGGCTCGAGCATTCCCTCCTCTCCCTGTCAAAATGGGAGGGGAGAAACAAGGTTCCGTTCTTCGGACCGAAGGAGCGGTCGACCGAGGAGATGCTCGACTACGTCTCGTGCATGGCGGATCCTGACATTCCGATGACCGTGCTCATGCGCTTCCGGGAGGAAGACTTCCTCAAGGTCAACAACTACATACAGGACAAGATGACCGCGACGACGATCACGGATCACACCGGAACATCTCCGAAGCGGCAGATCGTCACCTCGGAACTCATCTACGCCTGGCTGACCCTCCTCGAGATCCCCTACGGGGACGTGGAGCACTGGCACCTGAATCGGCTGCTGACTCTCATTCGAACCGTTCAGGTGCTCAAGGATCCGAAGAAGAACCGGAAACCGACTCCGTCGGCACTGGCGGAGCGCGACAGGCTAAACGCCATGCGGAACGCCGAAGCGGCGAGAAGGAGAGCAAGACGTGGCTAACATCAAGGGCGTGCTCACGGCCTGCCCGACAACGATTCTGGTGAACCCGGTAGTAAACGGGGCGGCGGATCTCAAGAAGAAGCGATTCGCGATCCGCCCCGGCGTCGTGGTGGACATCACGACCGACGACGGCTATTACAACATCGAGTCGAACGAGGGTCAGTTCGACACCGAGATGCGGATGCTCGCCGGAAGTCTGACTCCCGACGACCTCCTCTCCTCCGGCACCGGGGCATCGGGCGGGGGCTTCCTCCGCCTCGGTGTCACGGACCCCGTTCCCCCGGGAACGCCCGAGGGGACCCTCGTGATCCGGGTGCCATGAGCATCGCGTTACGAGGATTCGCCCACGCGGAGGCGTTCAAGGGCGAGGCGACGACGCTCAGTGCCACCTCCAGAGCCGGAGACACCGCCGTCCTCATAATGAGTGGTCAACAGGTGTCGCCGGGTGATCTGACCGTTCCGGAGGGCTGGACCGGTGTCGCCCAGCAGCAGATCGTCGGGATCACCAGGTGCGGCTACTTCGCTCGACGCCTGATCACCGATCCCGCTCAGACCCAGAACATCCCGTGGGCGAACAAGAGCCAGTTCTGGGGGGCTCGGCAGAACGCGTTCCTGATGATCTTCGACGGCGAGGCCGACGTGCGCCCCGGCGACCCGCCCTGGGCCGAGGGAGTTCCCACAATCGAGCGGGAGTCCTACGTCGTCTCCCAGAGTCATGGGCCGTCCGCGAACCCGTTGATGGAGTGGACCGTTCTTGACGGAGACGTCGTGTTCTCCGGGAAGGCGACGGTCTCGACCGAGAAGTCGTGGTCCGCCCTTCGTGTGGCCCGCACGTCCCATACGCCCGTCGTCGGACCCCCCGGGCAGGTCCCTGCGGCGTGGCTCGCGTTCTCCATCGTCAGACCCGTTCCGGCTCCTTTGCAGAACGTGTCCGTCTACGAGGGCGGGACGACCAAGCCGTGCATCCTCTCCGTGTGGAGGAAGCGCGATGAGATCTTCGCCCGGAGAGCCGGCGTCATGCCGTCCCTGGCGAAGACCACCGCGGCTCTGCTCGCCAAGACCGGCTTCGTCGTGGCCCACCGCGGAGGTTCTCAGGGCTGGGTCGAGGGAACGGCTCAGGGCTACACCGATTCCGTGGCGCACGGGGTCGATGCCCTCGAGTTCTCGGCCGCGAGGACCGTCGATGGCGTCTGGTTCCAGAACCACGACAACAATCTGAAGTCCCTCGGAGGGCCGGACCGTTCGACGTCCACGATGACATGGGCGGAGGTCGTCGAGGCGCTGAAGAGGACCGGGAAGACGCCGTGCCGTCTCGATTGGCTTCTGGAGCATTACGGGGATGGCGTCATAGTCTTCGATCCGAAGAGCTCGTTCGCCCGTTACGACGAGATTCATGATATTTTCAAGGATCGTCGCGACCGCACCATCATGAAGTTCTTCGGGGACAACAAGGCGTTCTTCCAGGCGATGAAGCTTCGCGGATATTCGACCTGGGGGTATGCGTATCCGTCGTCCGTCGGTTCCGCATGGTGGAACGACTTCGTGAACGGCGCGCACATTGACATCCCCTCGATGTCGTGGGACGCGTCTGCGGATATTTGGAAGACGCTGACGGATACCGGGAAGCCGGTGGTCTCTCACATCACCTCCATCAAGGCGCAGATCGACGCGGCTGCGGCGAAGGGCGCACGGGGGTCCATCGTCTCCGCCGTATCCACAGTACTGTCAATCCAAGTGTAAGGAGAATCATGGCAACTACCGTTCAGTACGGGACCGTCTTCTCGACTCCCGTTGTCATTCGCCCGCTGACCGTCAAGGAGGAGGACCTCAAGAAGAAGGGGGTCTACCTCGACAAGACGCGCACCACGGTGAACCTGGAGGCCGGCATCTACCTCTTCGAGTTCCCGAAGACCAACCTTCCCGTCATCCCCCGGAAGATCAGCGGTACCGGCACCCTCACGGTCGACGCTGTTATTCCGTCGTGATCATGCGAAAGCAACCCATCGTACGAGCCGAGAGGATGGGACTGCCGGGAACCTCGGCGGTTCTCCGCCCCGGGTCGAAGGATCTTCAGCCCTCCGAGAAGACATACCTCGTCGAGGTCGTCGGTGAGACTCCGACCGCCGCTCCGATCCGAGTCGGCGGTTCGGTGTCCTATGGGCAGGTGCTCAATGAGCTCGCGCCCATCCGCGGCCTCACCGTGGGCGTCATCGGGGACTCCTTCACCGAGGGTGAGAACGGGGTTCCGTCCTATCTGGGGGTGGCCTCGGTCATGTGCAGGGAGCTGCACGCCGACGTCATCCCGTCGTACCAGACCGGAACCGGCTACCTCAGTCCCGGGCAGGGCGGCAGGGCCGTGTTCGGCGATGACAGTCGAATCGACGCCGTCCTCGCCGGCGACCCGGATGTCCTGTTCTTCTTCGGCTCGGTCAATGACCGGGCTCGGGGGGACGGGAACGCCGTGGCGACCGCCGCGGAGGCCGCCTATCGGAAGATCTGGAGCAAGCGACGTGATATTCCGATCATCGTGGCCGGCATTCAGCCGACGGCCCCTCCTCCGACGTTCGCCGACGCCACTTCGGACATCAACCAGAAGATGCGAGCGCTCGTAGAGAGGCTCAACGAGGACTACCCGATCGCGTACATCGACCAGATCGGCACGAGTATCAGAAACGCGACCGCGTTCGCTCAGGGCAAGCCGTATTTCGCGGGAGACGTCGTCTACTTCGAGGGCGTCGGCTACGAGTTCTGGAAGAACTGGTCCGGTTCTACCCTGGCGGAGGCGCCGGTTCGCCGTAAGTCGATCTGCTTCACGGGAACCGGACAGGTCGGCACCCCTAAGGGGGACGGTAACAGGGATATTTACCTGCACTCGGATGGCACTCACCCCACGTGGGCCGGATCCGAGGCGTACGGCAAGGCCCTCGCCGCGGAGTTCGCCGTGGCCTACCGGGAGACCTTCTTCCGCCGGCCGAAGACGGAGCATTCGGAGCCTCCCGCGCCGCCCGTTCCGAATCCGTTCCGCGACGAGCCGCATCTCGCGGCGTTCAACGCCCACTACTGGGACGAGGACGAAGTCGTCGCATCCGAGGCGAGGCTCCGGAAGGCCGTTTCAGACGGCGCGGACGGCTTCGTGTTCTGGGTCCGGAGCACATCGGACGATGTGCTCGTGCTGTCGTTCGCCAACACGCTCCCGATGACGGAGGGGACCAGCCCCAGCATCAACCAGACGACTCTCGAGGCTCTGAGGGCTCTCAAGACCAAGGGCGGGAAGATCGCCACTTTCGAAGAGGGTCTCAGGCTCTGCAAGGAGCTCAACGTCGGGTGCCTCGTGCTCAACGGCGTCAAGTTCCCCCAGGACGGAAGCCAGTCGTGGAACGTGCGCATCGAGAACGCCATCGCCGCCATGGTGAAGACCGTGTTCGGCGACGACGCTCCGAAGTACGTCAAGTTCTACACCGGTCCGACCGACGCCGACGCGCGCACCCGGTACGCGGCCGTCGTCCCGGATGCCGAACAGGTCATCCACTATCACAACGACACCGTCGTCAACACCCCGCCGCCGGCCGGGAGCATCATCTCCTCGGCCAACACGCTCAACGCCGCGTCCGTGGCCAAGCTCAAGACCTACGGGCGCCCGATGTGGTACACGCAGATCGCGAACCGGCAGCTGGGCGAGGGTGCGAGGAATCTCGGTGTCGATTGGAAGGGATTCACCTTCCGAGTGCGCGTTGCGCTCGAAGCCCTTCCCCCGAAGCAGTAGACCCGCTCAAAATAGGAGGTTATATGAGCGACCCACAGGATCGGCAGGAGGCCGATCTCACCAGGAGCGTCGGCGATCCCTTCGAGGACAGGGGCGATGACGTTCCTCAGACGCCGGAGGTGATCGCATGAGCGGTCCCGCCGACGTCCTCTACCACGCCGCCAAGCGAATCGGGTACTACGCCCCCGACGACCCGGAGCCGGGTTCGGAGGCCGGCCGATACTGGGCCCGCAAGACCGGGCAGCAATGGCTCGCCGGGCCGTCCACCTCGATCTGGTGGTGCATGCTGTTCGTCAGCATGTGCTTCGACGAGGCCGGACAGCTCGACGCCATCGGCGGCTTCTCATACAACACCGACGTCACCCTCGCCCACATCCGCAACCACCCGGACGCGTACTTCGTGTCCGTCGGCGAAGCCGAGCCCGGTGACGTCGTCATCTTCGACTGGGATTCCAGCACTGCGGCGACTGACCACGTCGGTATCGTCGAGGCGAACCTCGGTGATGGGGTTCTCCAGACGATCGAGGGAAACACATCGTCCGGCGCGTACGGCTCGCAGTCCGCGGGCAACGGCGTCTGGCGGCGCCAGCGGTCCTACGGGATCGCGTACGTCATCCGACCCGCCTGGGTCGGCAGCGGGTCGTCATCGGCGCCCGCGGTCAAGCCCTCGTGGTGGGTCGACGAGGACGGAGTCTGGGGTGCCCAGACCGGCGCTCGGTTCCGCGGCGTCATGGGGCTCGATTCCTCGGCCACGTGGACGGAGGCGTGCAAGCGCTTCCAGACGTTCCTCAACGGGGCTCTCGACGCCTACGAGATCCGCAAGCTCACCGGAGACTACAAGCTCGAGGTGGACGGCGTCGACGGTGAGAAGACCTGGAAGTGCTTCCAGCACTTCTGGAACATGTCCGACATCCCGGGCGATGACTCCCTCCTCGAGGAGGACGGCGTTCAGGGGATCGATACGACCACGAAGGTCCAGAAGGCCCTGAATGCCAGCTGGCACGGGTCGCTGGGTCTGGCCAAGGCTCCCTGAGGCTCAAAATGGGAGAGATGGTACTGGAGGTCAAGGGCGGCTTCCCGAAAACCGAATCGTGGCTCGCGAAGATCGGCAAGATGTCAATCTCCGCTCAGCTGTCGCGCTACGGCGAGAAGGGCGTCCGCGCTCTGGCCTCCAGTACCCCCCGACGAACCGGGAAGACTGCCGGGTCGTGGGGGTATGAGATCAGTCAGAAGGGGAACAGGTGGACGATAACGTGGACGAACACGAACATCGTCAACGGAGTCCCCATCGCGCTCGTCCTCGAGTACGGACACGGCACCGGCACCGGCGGTTACGTCGCCGGCAGGCAGTACATCACCAAGGCGATCGAACCGATAATGAACGAGATCGCGGACGGGGTCTGGAAGGCGGTGAAGAATGGCTAGCGTCGAGTCCAGAGTGGTATCTCTGAAGTTCGATAACAGTCAGTTCATGAGCGGTGTGAAGAGCACCCTCGACGGCCTCAAGGGCCTCAAGCAGTCGATGTCCGAGAAGATCAGCTCGTCTCCGCTCTCGGGGATCGCCGATTCCATTCGGGCCATCGACTTCTCCTCGATCTCCAACGGCGCCTCCGACGCCGGGAACCGTATTGGAATCTTCGCCACCGCCGCAGGGGTGGCCCTGGGCAATCTCGCGTCCAAGGCCATTGAGGCCGGCGTGAGCATGGTGAAGTCGTTCACGATCCAACCGATCATCGACGGCTTCAAGGAGTACGAGCTCCAGCTCAACTCCGTGCAGACCATTCTCGCCAACACCGCGAGCAAGGGCGAGAACATCCAGACGGTGAACGCCGCTCTGGACGAGTTGAACAGGTATGCGGATCTCACGAAGTACAACTTCTCCGAGATGACGCATAACATCGGAATGTTCACGTCCGCGGGTGTCGGGCTGAAGGATTCCGTGTCGGCCATCAAGGGTCTGTCGAACGTCGCGGCGGCATCGGGATCCACGTCCCAGCAGGCCGCGACCGCGATGTACCAGCTGTCGCAGGCGATCTCCGCCGGCAGCGTGAAGCTGATGGACTGGAACTCCATCGTGAACGCCGGAATGGGCGGCGAACAGTTCCAGGAGGCCCTGAAGCGCACCGCGCGCATGCACGGCGAGGCCGTCGACGAGTACATCGAGAAAGAGGGATCCTTCCGAGAGTCCCTCAAGGACGGCTGGCTGACCGCCGAGGTCATGCTGGACACCCTCAACCAGATGACCGGCGACCTCACCGACGAGCAGCTCCGCGAGATGGGCTACACGGACGAGCAGATCGCCCAGATCCAGCAGTTCGCGAAGGCCGGCCTCGAGGCCGCCACCTCGTACAAGACCTGGTCCGATGTCGTCGACGCCTCGATGGAGGCCGTCGGGTCGGGTTGGGCTTCGTTCTGGCGGATCATAATCGGAGACTTCGAGCAGGCCAAGACCCTGTGGACCGAGGTCGGCAACGCCGTGTCCAACTCGATCGGAAGCATGTTCGACTCCATCAACGGAGTCGCGCAGGCATTCGTCGATCTCGGCGGTCGCGCCGCGGTGATCAACACCATCCGCAACATCGTCCTCGCCGTGGTCCGACCGATCAAGGCGCTGGGGCAGGCTTTCGGCGACGTCTTCACCGGCGGTCCGGCCAACATGCTCGCCACCTTCGCCAAGGGACTTGAGAAGCTCACCTCGATATTCGTCCTCAGCGAGGAGAATGCGGGTCGTCTGCGCACGGCCTTCGCCGGCATCTGGTCGGTCCTGCACATCATGCTCTGGCCGATCCAGCAGATCGGGAAGCTCTTCGCCTGGGTCGCGAACGGCGTCCTCAGTCTGGTGGGCATTCTCACCGGAGGAGCCACGACCGGCTTCCTCGGAGTCGCCTCGGCCATCGCCAAGGGGCCGATCGCGCTCGACAAGTGGATCTCCAGTCTCAACCCGATCGGGAAGATGATCGACTGGGTGAACGCCAAGCTGGCGGCATTCCGCGACTGGCTCGGACCGAAGTTCACCGGAGCCATCGACGGCGCCAAGGACGCATTCGGCCGTCTCAAGGACGCCGCCGGCGAGAAGGTCTCGGCGGGCTGGGACAAGCTGCGCGAGAAGGGCTCGTCCTTCGCCAGCACGATCGCCGCCAAGTTCTCCCCCGCGGTCGATTCCGCGAAGGGAGCCCTTGACGCCTTCGGCGAATCGGTCAAGGGCAAGATCGAGAGCGGTCTCACCAGTCTCTCGGAGAAGTCCAAGACCGTCGCCACGATCTTCGGCGAGGTGTTCTCCGGACGAGTCATGGCCGTCGCCCCCGGATTCGCCACTGCGGTCTACAAGATCGCGGACGCGATGCACCGGGCGTACGAGAAGGTCAAGGAGTTCGCCGGGGAGATGGGGAAAGCCTTCGACGCGAAGGTCGTCGCGTGGGCCGACAAGCTCGCGCAGAAGTTCTCATCTGTCGGCTCTGCCGTGGGCGCCGCGAAGGACGCGGTGTCCTCCGTCAGCGCTCCGAACGTCGACACATCCCAGGTGCAGGCCGCCGCAGCTAGCGCACAGGAGAGCGCATCGGCCGCGGCTTCTCAGGCGAAGTCAAAATGGGAGGCTTTCGCCGACTGGCTCACGACCGAGCTCCCGGCGAAGTTCAACAAGATCAAGCAGGATCTTGCTCCGCTGGCCAACGCCCTCAAGACCGTCTTCGGTGGCGTTGGGAAGGCGATCAAGGAGGCATTCCGCATCGACGAGGGCGACCTCGGCTTCGCCAAGATCATCAACTGGATCCTCGCCGGGGGTCTTGTCGCCGCCATCTACAAGCTGGCCGACGCCTTCAAGGGCGTCAAGGCCCCGATCGGGGCCTTCGAGGAGCTTCTCGGCTCTCTCGGGAAGACCCTCGACGCGACGGCCAATCGGATCAACGCCAAGGCGCTTCTCACGGTCGCCGCTGCCATTGCCATCCTCGCCGCGTCGATGTGGCTGCTCGCCACGATCCCCGCCGACGGGGTGACCAATGCCGGCGTTGCCATCGGCGTCGTCACCGGAGCCGTGGTCGCGCTGATCAAGACGATGTCCGGCATCGCCAAGGATCTCAAGACCGGAGGGGCGCTCGCTCTGATGGCCACGGCCATGATCAGCATCGCCGGCGGCATCCTGCTGGTCGCGTTGGCCGCCAAGCTCCTCGGATCCCTCGATGAGGACGAGATGCTCAAGGCCCTCCGAGCGCTGGTGGTCGTCACCGGAGCCCTCATCGCTACGGCGAAGGGACTCAACGGGATCAAGATCAACCCCTCAGCCGGTCTGACATTGATCGCCTTCGCCATTTCGCTGTCCCTCGTGGGGCTGGCCCTCAAGATTCTGGGGAACCTGAGTCTGAAGGAGGCCCTCGAGGGCATGGCGCTCATGCTGCTGATCTCGGTTCAGATGATCGCCATCGCCCTTCTCGCAGGAGACATGAAGAGCACCTCGTTCTTGAATCTCCTGGCCATGGCGATCGCCATGCAGGTCGCGGCCCTGGTGCTCGTCCAACTCGGCCTGCTCCCATGGCAGGTGGCCCTTCAGGGGATCATCGTCATGGGCGCGGTGGTCGCAGAGCTCGGCCTTCTCACCCGCCTCGCCGGGAACGTCAAGCCGAAGGCTGCTCTGGGGCTCGTCGCCGCGGCGGTGTCCCTCCAAATAGCATCGACCGCGGTGGTCGCCCTCGGTCTGCTCCCATGGCAGGTGGTCCTTCAGGGGATCATCGCCATGGCCGCCGTTCTGGCGGAGATAGTCATCGCGTCGACGATGATGAACGGGAACGTGGCGGGCGCGAAGACGATGGCCCTCATGGCCGCGTCACTCGTGCTGCTGGCCGGCAGCCTCAAGATTCTCGGGTCTATGCCGTGGCAGGCTCTGGCCCTCGGTCTTATCGGTCTGGCGGCGGGGCTCGGTATCATCATCGCCGCGGGATTCCTCGCTGGGAAGAGCGCCGCTGGATTCCTGGTCCTGGTGGCCGCCATTAAGGCCATCGGCTTCGCGATCATCGGCGTGGCTGCTCTGCTGACCGCAATCACCGCCCTTCTCGCCGCGATCGCGGTGGTCGGCGCGCCGGCGTTCGCCGCTCTCGCGGGGGGCATTGTGCTCCTGGCGAATACGATTCCGACCATCGCCAAAGCGGTGATGGACGGATTGATGGTCATTCTCCAGTCGATCATCGACAACAGAGAAACGATCGCTCAGTCGATCGCCGCTTTGATCATCGCCCTGTGCGAGGCGCTCGTCGCCAGCATGCCGTCCATAGTGGCCGCCCTCGGAGCGCTTCTCGACGGAGCGATCCAGGTGCTCGTGGAGTACATCCCGAAGATCGTCGCCGCCGCCATCGACATCATCATCGCCCTGCTGGTGGCTGTGGGGCAACGGGCTCCGGACTTCGTGAACGCCGCTGTGAATCTGATTCTCGCGTTCATCAACGGGATCGCAAGTCGAATCGGCGACGTCATCGCCGCGGCGTTCAACTTGATCATCTCCTTCATCGAAGGACTGGCCAACGCGATCGACACGTACGAGGGCCGCCTTCGCGCGGCCATCGGCAAGCTGATCCGGGCCATCGCCAGGTTCATTGTCGATTCCGGGAAGGACCTTCTCAAGATCGGAGGCGACATCATCGGCGGTATCGTCAAGGGCATCGGGAACGCAGGGCACAAGATCAAGGACAAGATCGTGAGCTTCTGCCAGGGGGCGTGGGAGAGCGTCAAGTCGTTCTTCGGAATCGCGTCCCCTTCGAAGCTCATGGCCGAGGTCGGCAAGAACGTCATGCTCGGCGCCGCGAAGGGCATCGAGGACAATGGCGACGCCTTCGTCGACGAGACGGTCATGGCCGCCAAGAACGCGAAGGACGGCTTCAATCGTGCCCTCTCCGACGGGTTCGACGCGGAGTTCTCGTCCTTCCAGCCCACGATCGTCCCCGTTGTGGATCTCACCGAAGCGCGCAAGGGCCTCGAGGCCATGAGCGGCGACATGGTCAGTGTCGGTGCGAGGATGTCCGCGTCGCTCCCCTACAACGGAGCGAACGCCGAAGCCTCTCCGGAGGAGCGACCCGCCAGCAGAGTGGTGAACTTCACTCAGAACAACTACTCCCCGGAGGAGCTTTCCGAGGCGCAGATCTACAGACAGACGAAGAACCTGGTCAGCCGGCTCGGAGTCGAATGAAGGAGAAACATGCTGAATGCGGTCACGATCCGATCGAAGAACGGATCGACTCTTCGAATCCCTCTTCGAGACTCGTGGAGCTCAGACGTTGTGATCCTGAAGATCGACGGATTGGGCCCCGTGAAGAGTGATATCTACATCACGAATTACGGGGCCCAATCGGGCGGGTACTATAACGGATCGCGTGTGGGAACCCGGAACGTCGTATTCACGCTGGCTCCGCAAGGGGACGACGTGGAGAAGATTCGAAGAGGTCTATACCGGACATTCGACGTGGAGGAGGAACTGTCTATGGTCTTCGACACGAATTACGGAGAGTATTACCTTCTCGGTTACGTCGAGTCCTTCGAACCGGATATTTTCAGCGCCAACTCCACGTATGTCGTCAGCGTCCTATGCCCGGATCCGTTCTATACGGACGCCAACTCCGTGATGAGCGAAGTCGCATTGCTCTCCAATCAGACCAAGTCCTTCGAGTTCCCATTCGAGAATCCGACATACGCCGACGAGATCGAGTTCGGAACGATACTTGATGAGTCTTACGGCGTGGTGGAATACCGCGGAGACGTTCCTGTGGGCATGGTCACGACCATACGTCTGAAGGGCGACCCCGGTGGGTACGTTCGCTTCGAGGGCCCTCGCGGCGCCTACGTTCAAGTGGGTAACCCCACCGGGCTGTACAAAGAGGGCGGGAAGATCGTGATCTCCTCGGTCTCGGGTTCCCGGTACGCGTATTACGAGTATCGGGGAACGAAGACCGATATGGCGTGGACCGCTTGGGATCAGGGATCATGGCCCATTCTGTATCCCGGGGAGAATCGCTATCGCATCCTTCTTCAATCCGGTAAGAGCGCGGAGGTCACTCTGTCGTACAACAACAAGTATCGGGGGATTTGACGATGTTCATGATCGAACTCGGAACCCGTTGGACCGTCGCCGGATCGCATGAGAACGACACTCTGATCCTGGACGACTACTATTCGGCGTCGTGGACCGAAAGGTTCGACGACGTCGGAGAAGCCCATCTGGAGCTCCCCATCTCGTATTGGCCGCTGGCCCTCCATGCGAGGAATTACCCGAACGGACACTATCTCCATTTCTCCGAGAGCGATCGAGTGATGAACCTCGAATCCTCTCGCGTCGTGGTGAAGCATGATGAGCCCAGGGTCATCCTCAACTACCGGGGGATGGAGAACCTCCTGTCATTCCGGAGGGTCACGATCGGTCCCATGGGTTGGATATGGGCGCCGAAGGCGAACCTCAGGAAGACTCTGTTCGACCTCATCAAATACGAGTTGAACGATTCGAGTCTCTTGCAGTACCTGTCGCTGGTCAAGGACCCGGCCATAGCCGACGAGTGGCTTCGAGTCGACAACCTGGATTTTCAGGTCGGAGACACGGTCCTCGATGCCATGAAGGCGTCGTGCTCTCGGAAGAACCCGTTCCGTCAGCGACACGGTTTCAAGCTCGTCACCGACGGGGCTCAGCGGAATCACTGGACACTCAGCCTCATACCCGTGATCGCACCGCCGACTCTTCCGGATTTCACGGACGCCATCGAGTCGCTGGAGTTCGGCATCTCCACCTCTGACTACGCCAACGCGGCTTTCGTGATCGTCCCGAAGATCGAGGAGACCAAGACTCCGGGAAGCGCGGTGTACAACGACTATCGTGTCGTGGGGACCACCACGTATCGCTCTCCGACGTACAACGAGAGCAATGTTCATCACTGGAATCGCGTGGAGAAGGTGATAAAGTACACGATCGACGGCATGGGATACCAGGAGGCGATGGCCACTCTCAGTCGGGCGACCGACGTCTGGTCGCAGATAGGAACCCCGAACGACGAGGGCCAGGCGAAACGCATCATCCAGTCGCAATCCAAGATCAAAACGGTGGCGACAACGCCTGCGACCATCAGCGATCGTCTGAAATACGGGAAGGATTACGAACTCGGGACTCTGTTCACCTGGGTGCCGTACGCCGATAAGAGTGATATTCGCGCCGCCAGGTTCCTGGAGGTTTCACCCATGGAGGCCCTGGTGGCCGAATACACTTGGACGTTCGATCAGAGCGGCGTCAAAGGCACTCCAGGATTGAGAATGTGAGGATCTATGGGACAGAAGAGCGGTTTCTTCAACAGCGTCAACGGAGACCGACGATACAACGCCGAGGACATCGGAAGGATGTTCGACGGCATCATCCGCGACGGCGTGTTCGCCAACTACAAGGAGGCGTTCGCCGTATCGCCCGGGCCCGGTCTGTCGGTCAAGGTCGGGTCCGGAAGGTGCTGGTTCAATCACAGGTGGTACGAGAGTGATGAGACGTTCGTCCTCGGGCTGAACGACGCGCACAACACGTATTCGCGCATCGACACCGTGTGCATCGAAGTCAATGAGGCCGTGGAGGCGCGTTACGCGCGTTTGCGGATCCTCACCGGAGTGCCGTCGTCCGCTCCGGCGACACCCGAAGGCGAGAACACGGATACTCTTCACCAGTACCCGATCGCCATGATCACGGTGAAGGCGAACGCGTCTTCGATTGACGCGACGGTCATCCGTGACAACCGAGGCGGTTCGGCGTGCCCGTGGGTCGTCGCCCCGGATACTCGAATCGACACCGCCAAGGTGTTCGCCGATATTCGGAAGGAATGGGAGACGTGGTTCTCCGGCGTCAAGGAGACCGCTCTCAATCCTCCTGACGCGAATGTGGAGCTCGCAGCCCTCAAGAAATCCGTGGCGACACTCTTGAGGAAGTGGGATCCCGTAAACATCACTCAGGAGACTCCGGACAGCGCCTCCGCCGTGACGTTCATCAACAGGGCGTTCGATGTCAAGAGCGTTCCGTTCGCGGGGTTGAGTTACGCATCATTCGGGACCGAGCCGTCCCTCCACAACATCCTGTTCCGAGGCAGGCTTCTCGGGGAGACGATGAGCACTGCGCAGCAACGAGCCATCAAGGACGGCTCTTTCACGGATCTTTGGATCGGAGATTACTGGCTTCGGAACAATGTCCGATATGTTATCGCGGGATTCAACTACTGGCTCGGGCAGAGCGGGATATCTGACAACCATATCGTGGTCCTCGCTCAGAACCTCTTCAACAGCGTTCAATTCAACACCGGTCCGATGAACAACGTTCGAAACACGTCCATCATCTCGAACACCATCGAAACCGTTGGACTCAACAGGTTCAAAGATGTGTTCGGATCCGATAAGCTCATGCGTCGTTCGCATAATTATGCGACGGGGTTCGATGATGGCGCCGGCATCCCGAACAACGTCTCCGCTGCGAACGTTCTAGTCAGTTTGATGCAGCCCCCGATGATTTCGACCTCCGGGGTCGGGGCGATCATCCGCGACAACTACACGATCAACTACTTCAACGACACCATGATTCTCCCGCTCTTCATTCTGAAGCCGGACTGGAGGAACACGCTGTTGAACCACTGGTTGAATTACGTGTATAACAAGAACTACGCGTCGGTGGTCGGGACCAACGGTTCGATCTCGGCGGTCGGCGTCACGACATCGGCCGCATGCTATCCTATTGCAGCGGTCAAGGGGTGATGCTCTATTGCTCCCACACCACATCGAGCTGATACTCACCGTGGCGGGTTCGGTGCTCGCCTCCTCGGGCTTCTGGGCCTGGCTTACGAGGAGGACGAGCGACCGGAGCGCCACACGGGAGATGATACGAGGACTCGCACACGATCGGGTCGTCCACGTCGGGAAAGGGTACATTCGACGCGGATATTTGACTTTAGACGAGTACGAGGACTTCATGGAGTACCTCGCGAGGCCGTACCAGAGCATGGGGGGCAACGGCCTCGCCGAGCGCGTCATTCTCGAGGTTCAGCACCTGCCCATCTATCCGGACTACAAGAAGGACATCGGATGAAGAACAAGACATACGACACCCTCAAGTGGGTTGCGCTCGTGGCACTCCCCGCGTTCGTGACCTTCTTCCTCGCGCTGGCCCCGCTGTGGAACATCCCGAACGCGCAGGCGATCGCGGCCACCATTACGGCGTTCACGACATTCCTGGGCGCTCTCCTGGGCGTCTCCAGCGCCAAGTACACTCCGCCGACCGACGGGGTGCTCAATGTCGTGTCCGACCCCCATGTCGAAGCCCCGGCCGAGGTGAGCGCCGCTCTGAAGGAGGAGCCCGAGAGCCTTCCCTCGACAATCACCCTACGGGTGGTCAAGTCCCACGTCTAGGGGATATTCACGCGCCGTATAGTGAAGGTCAGTCTACGAAAGGAGAAATCATGACTGACGCCCCCGACTACGAGGACCTCGCCCGCGAGATCCGCATGAATATGTCCGAGGACGGTGATCCCGCCAGCGAGCGGTACACCTCCCTGCTGCGTAACCTCTCCGAGGTCGAACGGCTCAAAAAGGAGGCGCGCATCAAGCGCCTCTCTGAGCGAATCGACCCGAACGTGGTTATCAGCGCGGGAGGATCCATCGCAGGGATCCTCCTCGTGATTCGTGCGGAGAAGTGGGCGGTCCTCACCAGCAAGGCGTTCAGCCTGATTAGCAAGATCAGGATCTGACGCTTCACCCCATCCCCCCTGTTCGACTAAAAACGTCGCAGGGGGGATGGGCACTCGGACCATATTTTTCTCGGCGCATGGTGAGATACACACCTCTTAGAAAGGAGGAACCATGCTCGAGATCCTGGCGTTTCTGCTCGTCTTGATCTGGCTCGTTTCCGACAAGAGGCCGTAGTAGCCTCCGCTCCGTGCTCCGCAAGGGGTACGGATCTTGTGATATTTTCACTCACCCCATAGTGAGATACACGTCTCCCCATGCATCACCCGGTGCATGGGCCTTCCGAGAGGAGAACGCCAATGTCCACCGCTTACGAGCTCATCATCCAGTTCCCCGACAAGCCCTCCAGGACTGAGTTCGAGAAGGCTCTGACCTCGAAGAACACCCTCCTGCTCTTGCCCGAGTTCGACTACAAGAACATGGTCCGTGCGACCGTTGTCAGGAAGGACCGCTGATCATGAACACCGAAGGCGTCTACGACATCACCGGCATCAGGCTCATCTTCGACTACGGGGCGATCCAGGATCGCAACAAGTTCCAGATCCGCATCGAGAAGTACTACGGTCCCAACGCCATGTGGGGGGTTGTGAACCGCTCCGAGATGGGCGGGTATCCCTGCATCGACATCTCCGTCCCGAGGGATATCTTCCTGGCGACCGCCATGGCCAACATCGAGGACTGCGTCAAGCGGGCGGGGCGCGCCGACGAGCCCGTGCCCTGCGGACAGATGATGCTCAGGAGGTACTGATATGCTCATCCGACCGGCCATCCAGATCATCGGCCGTCACGCCCCGCAGATCCTCGCGGGACTGGCGGTCATCGGCGTCGGCGTCACCGCCGTTCAGGCGGCACAGGGGCACCTCGCAGCCCAGGAGGTGCGGTACGAGATCGGCGAGAGTCGCGGCGAGACCCTGTACAACATGCTCCGCGCCCGGTGGAAGTGCTATGCGCCGGCCACCATCACCGGTATCCTCACGATCGCCTGTGTCATCGGGGGGACGAAGGTCTCCCTGGTGCGGCAGGCATCGCTCGTCAGCGCCCTCGGACTCATGAAGTCCTCTCACGAGCGACTTCAGAGGTCCGTCGAGGCCCTCCCCGAGGAGGCCCGGAACGAGCTGCGTTCCATCGCCGCGAAGGACTCCATCGCGGCCGGGGAGCAGCCTCCGGGCACCCTGTTCGTCGGGAACGGGGACATCCTCTGGCAGGATGCCTTCACCGGGCGGTACTTCACCGCGGACAAGAACAGGGTCGACCAGGCGGTCAACTCGGTCAACCACGCGCTCATTCACGGCGATGCGATCTCCCTCAACGAGTTCTACGAGCGCGTGGGACTCGAGACCGTCTCCTCCGGAGACGAGCTCGGATGGGCGATCGGAGGTCCCCTCGTCGAGGTGCAGACCGTCGCCGCCCTCTCGAGGGACGGCAGGCCCTGCGTCTCCCTCGATTTCATCACCCCGCCGCGTCCCCAGTGGTGGAAGATCGGCTGATATTTTCACACAACCCATAGTGAAGGACACACCTCTTAGAAAGGAACATCATGTCCGACAACCAGAACCCCGACACCCCGACCACCACCGGTCAGGAGGTCGTCGCTGCCACCACGCCCTCTCTCGGAGAGCGCGTCGACTCCTGGATCCAGTCTCACCCCCGCACCGTTTCCACGGTGAAGGGTGCCGCCAAGTTCGCCCTCTATGTGGGCGGCACGATCGGTACCCTCGCCCTGATCGGTGCGCTGGGGAGCGATCCCGATGAGGAGCCCGACTCCTACGAGGAGGACGAGGAGGAGTGACCGACCCCCGACACCGTCAATCGCACGGTGTCGGGGTTTTCACTCGTTGTATGGTGAAAGGAAGGTGATATTCACCATGCGCCCGAACCACGTTTGGATTCCCCGCCTCCTCTGCAAGGTCGGGTCGACCGCAACCGGCATCGCCGTGTCCGCGGCCTTGACCGCCGCCTGCCCCCCAGCGGGTATGCTGCTCACCGCAGTGTACCTCACCGGCGGGGCCTGCGCCGGCATCGCCGTGAGCAAGCCCACCGAGCGGGAGCTCCTCTCCTTCGCGGGAGAGGTCGAGGAATCCATCGAGGCCGCAAAAGCGGCACTGAACCACTGACCATTCAACCCCCATGCACCACCCGGTGCATGGGCCTTTCGAAAGGACGACACAAGTGTACCGAGTCAAGGTGAAGTACGAGGACCCGTTCAACGACGACCGTGAGATCGAGGAGGAGCTCCTCTTCAACCTCACCAAGGCCGAGGTCATGCTCGCCCTGGGGGAGGAGGACTCCTTCCTCAACCAGCTCGCGGCCCTCAACGAGAAGACCGTGACTGACCTCCAGGTGGTCAAGGCGATCACATCCCTCGCCCTCGCGGCCTACTGCGAGAAGGCGGGCAACCGCGTCACGAAGAACCCGGCGCGTCGGGCGGCGTTCAAGACCTCGCCCGTGTTCGACGCCCTCCTCGAGCACCTGGTCTCGAGGAGGGAGAACGCCGTCGCTTTCGTCACGGGAATCGTCCCCCGTGAGGCCCGCGAGCAGGTCGGTAGCCTCCTCGAGGCGCGGAAGTGAGCGGCGACGTCCCCATCCGCCCCGGGGACGGAGAGATCGAAAGGGCGGTCGACTCCGTCGCTCCGAAGAAGGACGACGCTCCCATTGCGAGGGCGAGGGTCGTCACCTCCCCAGGCAAGCGGATCCTGAGGGGCGTCTTCGCCTCCTCCCTGGTCGAACTCGGATCGTATGTCCTGTTCGACGTCCTCCTTCCGGAGATCAAGGATCTCATCGCCACCACGGCCACGAGCGCCGTGGATCGCGCGATCTACGGAGACCGGGCGGGGAACAGGCCCCCGGTCGGAGGGCGTGTCGTCCCCATCCGCCGCCGGGAAGGCTGGACGGAGCGGACGAACTACACGTCCTTCTCCACGCCCTCCCGCGCCGCGCAGGAGCAGCAGGCACCCTCGTCCGAGCGTCCCTCCTACAAGGATCTCGAGTACTCCTCGAGGGAGGACGCGGGGGCTGTCCTGCGATATTTGATCGACGCCATCTCAGAGTACGGGACCGTCACCCTCGGCGACCTGTACGACAAGAGCGGTGTCAGCGTCAAGCCCGTCGATCAGCGATGGGGTTGGCGCGATCTGAGCTTCGCCGGCGTGCGACGCTCTCGCGGCGGGTTCGTCATCGACCTGCCGCAGCCCGAGTTCCTACGATAACTGAATGACGGGGCGCCTGCGAGAGATCGTGGGCGCCCCGTCCAACACGTCATATTCTCACGAAAGGACACAAACATGTCGCTCCCGGTCACCCTTGCCAAGGGCATCGGCATCACATCACTCTTCCTCGTCCGGAATGCGCCCACGATCCTCACCGCGGGAGGCGTCTGCGCCATGATCGGCGCGACGGTCACGGCCGTCAAGCAGTCCCTCCGGTACCACGAGGAGGTGAGCGAGCCCGCCATCACCGACCTCGCCCTCGCGGAGGTTGAGGGCGACGAGAAGAAGAGGGACGCCGCCAAGTGGCGTCTCATCATCAACACCGCTCGCAGGTACGCGCCCACGATCGTCCTCACGGCGGCGGGCATCGCCATGATCTCGGCCGGACACGGCATGATGCTCCAGAGGGTCTCCGGGCTCTCCGGCGCCCTCGCCCTGGCATCCTCGAAGGTCGGCGTGCTGGAGAAGTACCAGCAGATCACCGACCCGGACGGCAACAACCCGCAGACCCACCCCGAGGTCAAGGCGAAGATGCGGGAGGCCATGCGCCACGTGCTGCCCGATGAGGATGTCCACAATTGGGCTTTCATGCCGTCCAACCCCAACTGGACGGACTCCCAGACCACGAATGAGATGTTCCTCGAGAGCATGGAGCACTACGCGAATGACAGGCTCGAGCGGTATGGGCACCTCTTCCTCAACGAGGTGTACGACATGCTCGGCATGCCGCGGACCCGTCTCGGAGCCGTCATGGGATGGCTGAAGGACGACGTCGTGGACTTCGGGATCGAGCGGCGGTTCGAGCCGCTCGAGGACGCCGACCCGCGAGTTTGGTGGGAGCTCGCGTTCAACGCCGATTCGAACCTGATCACCGCGGAGGTGAAGTGACATGCCCTGGAAGCTCATCGTCACCGGTCTCATCGGGGTCGCCGCGGGCGTCGGCGCCGCAGTCGCCGTCATGCGGGATATTCCCAAGCGCCTCGAAGAGAACGAGAAGCTCACGTGGCATCACGACGACCGGATCGCCGCGCTCGAAGCCAGGCTCACGCTCCTCGAGGAGTCGCCGAAGGTGAAGGAGGCCGTCTGCGAGGGGATGGTCGATCCTCCGAAGAAGGAGACGTCGGAGGAGTACGAGGCTCTGGCCGGGGAGTACGCCCCCTCCGACGAGCCGCCGTCCGAGATCGAGACCCTGACCGACATTGACGGGCTCTCGATCGAGGACTACGAGTTCATCAACTCGTCCAACGAGCCCGTCGGAGATGGGGAGTGGGACGTCAAGTACGACGCCGCCGGCGACAACCTCTACGACGAGGACGACGAGGATATTTCGGCGGAGAAGCCCGCTCTCCGCGCGTTCCTCGCGCAGTGGTTCCAGGGCGACAACGAGGCGCGCTACGCCGAGATCGGGGAGAACGGGCAGGACACGCCCGTTCGCGTCATGATCGTCCCCGACGAGTACGGGGAGGCGTGGTATGACTGATGACGAGGTCGAGTACTACGAGGAGATCCTGGACACGGTCGACCCCCGGGGGGACCACATCACCCTCCTGGAGATCCTCGCCGGCGAGCCATTCCGGTCGCGCAACCTCGGTGACCGGAACCGCAGCGACGACGTCCTCTACTTCCGGGAGGAGAAGGGCGTGCAGATCTTCGAACCCCCGTCGGTTCTCGAGGTTCTGTACGTCTTCGCCTTCCGACTGTACGAGGCGGATGACGGGTCCGATCCGCTCTGGTACTTCTGGAGCATGCTGCGGAACGCGGGGCTCAAGCGCTACGACGAGGAGGCATTCGAGAACCCCCTCGCGGTGAGGGAGGTCAGGAAGCGCGTGCACGAGATCGCCGCCATGCATTACGAAGCGGACGGAAGCGGGGGATATTTCAGGATCACCCGGGAGCACTACATCAATGACGTTCTGATCACGGACATGCGAAGGATCCCGCTATGGGATCAGGCGATGGCGTGGTTGGACGACTGAACAGAGAGGAGGGCCGCGTATGGACTTCTATTCGCTGCGCACGCGCAAGCGGAAGAACGGCACGATCGCCGTATACCCGGATTACCGAGTGGGTCGTTCGAACGACCTGATGGTCCGGGGGAAGTCCTTCTACGCGGTATGGGACGAGGAGAAGGGTCTGTGGTCGCGGGACGAGTACGACGTCGCTCGTTTCGTGGACGCGGATATTCTGAAGACGGTCGAGGGGCTCCGGAAGGAGACCGATGACGACACGCCGATCGTCGGAGAACTCCTGAGCGACTTCTCCAGTGGCCACTGGATGAAGTTCCAATCGTTCCTGAAGAACGTCGGGGACTGCTCGATCGACCTCGATTCCTCTCTCGTCTTCGCCAACACCCCCACCTCCAGGGCGACGTACGCCAGTCGACGGCTCCCATACGCCCTGGAGGTGGGGGACATCTCCGCATACGACGAACTCATGGCAACGCTCTACGATCCCGACGAGCGCACCAAGATCGAGTGGTGCATCGGCTCAATCGTGGAGGGCGCGTCGAAGGATATTCAGAAGTTCATCGTGCTGTACGGCTCCGCCGGGGCGGGGAAGTCGACGGTGCTCAACATCGTGCAGCAGCTCTTCGCGGGTTACTGCACGACCTTCGACGCCAAGGCCCTCGGTTCGTCGCAGAACGCGTTCGCCACCGAGGTGTTCCGCACCAATCCCCTCGTCGCCATCCAGCACGACGGGGATCTTTCCAGGATCGAGGACAACACCAAGCTCAACAGCATCATCTCTCACGAGGAGATGATCATGAACGAGAAGTACAAGGCGTCCTACTCGGCGAGGGCCAACGCGTTCCTCTGGATGGCGACGAACCGACCGGTGAAGATCACCGACGCGAAGAGCGGTATCATCCGCCGGCTCATCGACGTGACTCCCAGCGGTCGGCGGCTTCCGGCCGAGGAGTACATGGCGATCCAGAGGAGGATCCCGGAGGAGCTCGGGGCGATCGCTCATCACTGCCGGGAGGTGTTCCGGTCGATGGGCGCGCACTACTACGATCCCTATCGGCCAACGGAGATGATCCTCAAGACGGATGTCTTCTACAACTTCGTGGAGGACGTCCAGTTCGATATTCAGGACGGAGTCTCCTTGCAGAGGGCGTACGACCTCTACAAGAAGTACTGCGACGAGGCGCTGGTGGAGTACCGGATGCCGAAGTACAGGTTCCGGGAGGAGCTCAAGAACTACTTCAGGGAGTTCCATGAGCGCTACCGGGACGGGGACGAGCGCATTCGAAACTACTACACCGGTTTCCGCGACGAGAAGTTCAACGGTCGGGAGAAGGCGCCCGAGCTCGCGAAGGAGAAGTACTGGCTCTCCCTCGACGAGGAGAAGGGCGCGCTGGATGATATTCTCGCCGATCGCCCGGCCCAGTACGCGGGCGAGGACGGGAATCCCACCACGAAATGGGACGACGTCGGAACGACTCTGAAGGAGCTCGATCCGCATCGCCTTCATTTCGTTCGACCGCCACTCGACCACGTGGTGATCGACCTCGATATTCGGGGCGAGAACGGGGAGAAGGACCGCGCCCTGAACCTTGAGGCCGCGAGTCGATTCCCTCCCACGTACGCCGAGTTCAGTAAGAGCGGCGCCGGTATCCATCTGCATTACGCCTACTCCGGCGATATTTCGGAGCTGTCTCCGGAGTACTCCGAGGGGATCGAGATCAAGACCTTCCGAGGGCGCGCGAGCCTTCGGAGGATGCTCAACGGATGCAATGACATTCCGGTGACGACTCTGTCCGAAGGGGCGCTGCCGAGGAAGGAGAAGAAGCAGGTGCTCGACCAGGCGCAGGTCAAGAGCGAACGGGCGCTGCGCGAATTGATCATCCGGAACCTCAGGAAGGAGATTCATCCGGCGACGAAACCGTCGATGGACTTCATCGAGAAGATCCTCAACGACGCTTACAACAGCGATCTCTCGTATGACGTTTCGGACATGCGGGGGAAGATCATGTGGTTCGCCATGAAGTCGACGAACCAGAAGGAGGAGTGCCTCAAGATCCTCATGCGCCTCAAGCTGCGCAGCGAGGACGTGGAGAAGGGGGAATACGCCTCGAAGCCGATCGAGAACACGAGCACGGACGACATCGTGTTCTTCGACATCGAGGTCTACCCGAACCTTCTCCTCGTCTGCTGGATGGTCGACCGGGAGGGCGCCGAAGTCGTACCCATGGTCAACCCGTCTAAGGAGGAGATCGAACGCCTCCTTCAGAAGAAGCTCGTCGGATTCAACAACCGCAAGTACGACAACCACGTGATCTATGCCCGGTATCTGGGCGAGTCCGTGGCGTCGTGCTATCGGCTGTCTCAGAGACTCGTCCACAACGACAGGAACGCCACTTTCATCGAGGCGTACAACCTGTCGTACACGGACGTGTACGACTTCTCGACGAAGAAGCAGTCTCTCAAGGCGTGGGAGATCGAGCTCGGTCTTCCGCACAAGGAGATGGATCACCCCTGGGACGAACCGGTTCCCGATGATATTCTCCCACACGTCATCGAGTACTGCGCCAATGACGTGCGGGCCACTCGAGAGGTGTTCCACCATCTCGAGGCGGACTGGGAGGCGCGGCAGGTGCTGGCGAAGGTGGCGGGCCTCACGGTCAACCACACGACGAACCAGTGCACCCAGCAGATCATATTCGGGAATGACCGTCGTCCGGCGTTCCACCACCGGGATCTCTCGAAGGACTTCCCGGGGTACGAGTTCTCCTACGGGAAGTCATCGTACCGGGGGGAGGATCCGGGCGAGGGAGGGTACGTCCACGCGAAACCGGGCATCTACAGCAATGTGGCACTGCTCGACATCGCGTCGATGCACCCGCACTCGCTCATCGCCCTGAACGCGTTCGGAGACACCTATACGAAGCGTTTCAAGGCGATTGTGGACGCCAGAATCGCGATCAAGCACGGGGATATGGACGCTGCCGGAAAGGCCCTTGACGGGGCTCTCAAGCCCTTCCTCGAGGGTGATTTGAAAGCGCTCGCATATTCTCTGAAGATAGCGATCAACAGCGTGTACGGGCTCACCTCCGCGAGGTTCCCGACGCGCTGCAACGGCATGGACCCGGCCAACAACCCCGACAACATCGTGGCGAAGCGGGGCGCCCTGTTCATGATCGACCTCAAGCACGCCGTCGAGGAGCGGGGCGGGATCGTCGTCCACATCAAGACGGACTCCATCAAGATCGCGGAGGCGACTCCGGAGATCATCGAGTTCGTCAACGAATACGGGCGCAAGTGGGGGTATACGTTCGAGCACGAGACCACGTACGACCGCATGTGTCTCGTGAACCGGGCCGTGTACCTCGCCCATGACAAGACGGGCTGGCACGCCACGGGAGCCCAGTTCCAGCAGCCCTACGTGTACAACCACCTGTGCGAGGGGCGACCGGATCGTCTTGAGGACTTCATCGAGAAGAAGCAGGTGGTCAAGGGAACGCTCTACATCGACCACGGAACCGAGGAGGCGCCCGACAGGCGCTTCGTCGGACGGGTCGGAGAGTTCATCCCGGTGAACGAGGAGGGCGGAGGCGGCGCCCTACTGGTGAAGCGGGATGAGAAGTTCGTCTCGGCCTCCGGGGCGAAGGGATATCTGTGGGAGGAGCGCGCCGTGGTCGAACGGTACGCTGACGAGAGCGACAGGGACCCCATGTCCTTCGTCGACAGAAGGTACGCGGAGAAGCTCCTGGACGACGCGTACGCGGCGATCTCCAAATATGGGGACGCCGAGGAGTTCATCAACGGCGGAAGAAGGGAAGAGACATGCGCCGATACGGATTCTGGAACTTCATCGGAGACGCCCTCCTGACGATGTTCACGGGAGGATTCTGGCTGATCTGGGTCTTCGTGAGGGAGATGCGCCAGCGCTAGAGTCACAATTTTAACAAGGGGGATAGTGAGATACCCACCCCGAAAGGAACTCCAATGATCGACTTCATCATGGCTATCGCCAAGACCGGCATCTTCTGCATCGGCGTCTTCTTCTCGATTGTCCTCATGGGCAAGCGAGGAAGGGCCGTGCGGGAGGCCGTGCGCGGCAATGTCATTATCGTCGACTCTCACAGCCCCCGCAAGTGACTCTCAACCCCCATACACCACCCGGTGTATGGGCCTTTCGGGGCGGGTATCTCATACGATCGAACGAAAGGAACCGCAATGCTTCATCCCCTCGCTCTTCTGGGCGAGCTCGTGCTCATGACGATCGGCGCCATTCTCCTACAGGAGGGGACCGCCAGGCCCGTGAAGAGATCGGTGACCGCTTCCGTGGTCATGGTCATGATCTCGGCCGCTCTCCTCGGGTTCGGGGCCACCGTATTCTTCATGAGCCTCGGCTGGCTCATCCACGGCTTCATCGGGGCCTGCATCGGCCTCGGCGCCGCCGGCATCTTCGTCTACATCATCCTCAACGCCACGATCGAAAGGAACCGGTAACATGGCGACCGTTTATACCGTTAAGAACACGAAGTTCATCTTCGCGACGAACTTCACCGGGGCGCCCAGTCAGTTCAACCCCAAGGGGGAGAAGCCCAACTGCAACATCGTCCTCGATGAGGAGACGGCGGCGATGCTCCTCGACGCGGGGTTCCGAGTCAAGACGACCAAGCCGAAGGACGACGTCGAGTACGTCCCGGAGCACTACCTCAACCTCAAGTGCTCCTTCGGAGGTCTCGCGGATCCCGACATCCGCATGGTCCCGTGTCCTCCCGGTGTGGACCCCCGGGAGTGCCAGCAGATCAAGCTCACGGCCGACACCGTGGGCAACATCGACACCGCCCGTGTGGCGCGCGTCGATGTCTCCTTCGCCGACTACCACCACCGCATGGGGGTCAGCGGCTACATCCGCAAGATGATCGTTGTTGTCGTCCCGGACGAGCTCGACCTCGAGTGGGGGTTCTGATGGACGAGACCACGATCGCCGTCTACGTCTCCGGCAGCGAGACGGAGAGGATCCCCGCGATCCTCAGCCTCTTCGGGATGAGGATCGAGGACATGGGGTTCGTCGGGAGGGTCGGCCCGACTGGATGGTGGATGATCTGCCCCGGGGTCCGGTGGATCGTCCCGTCGTACAAGCACCCGGACAAGGTCGCCCTCGCCGACAACCAGGCCATGGTGGAGGAGGACAACGTCTACCACCTCGTCTGGATGACCGAGTGATCGGCGAGGTTTTCGTGGAGACCCCGGACGGGCTCGCGTACGTCTCGAACATGGGGCGCGTGTGGTCCGTCCGGGCGTCCGCGTATCTCAAGCCCCGAATGCTCGATCTGGGCAAGGGGTTCGATTGGCACGTCCGTTGGGGCGGCCTGTGGCAGAACGTCAACGATCTGGTCAGGGTCCTCCACGGCGAGGATCTCGACCTCTTCTGGACACCGCCCAAGTCGACCGAGCCGCCGTTCGGTCGGAGGAAGTACCGGGGTCCGGTGAAGGACCTGGACACCGGCATCGTCTACAAGAACATGTGCGCCGCGGCGGAGGCGCTCCACATCAGCCCGTCGATGGTCAGCATGACCGTCGCGGGGAAGATCAAGAGACCACGTTACCGTCTTGGAAAGGAGACATCATGGCGGTCCTGAACTACACCACCGAGTCCGGAGGCAGGGGGCGCCTCTATCAGAGCGTCAACCTCGGAGAGCTCTGGAGGCTCTACGAGGAGCGCGGGGTGAGCGAGATCACCATCAACCCCACCAAGGGCGTCATGACGATCGTCGTCGACGGCGCCCGGTGGACCTGGTACAACGGTTCCGACGTCCTCATCTTCTCGGACCGCGTCGGCTTCCACGGGGTCTTCCCCGGGGCGGCCGGCAGCGGCGAGGAGCTCGCCGAGCGCTTCGGAATCAAGTTCGTCTTCGACAAGCACTGATCGGAAAAGGAGAACATCATGAAGTGCTGCGCCATCGCGACCGAGGACCACGTCAGCGTCAGCTGGGGGGTCGACAGCTCCCCCGAGACGTTCCTCGAGGAGATGCGGAAGTGGCCCGTCATGCCCACGGGGAAGGTGACGGAGGACGGCAAGGGCATTGAGCTCTCGGTCTTCTGCGAGGAGGAGCACCACATGTGCCTCACCCGCAGGTCCGTCTACGACCGGGCGATCCGCCCGGGTGACGAGCTGGAGCGCGTCGTCGAGCTGGATGAGCGGGGGGAGATCCCCTCGAAGAGCCCCAGGGCGCACTTCTCGTTCGTGCGGGGGTCCGCGAAGTTCACCGAGAGCGAGATGTGGCGCAGCGGGTGGGAGCCCGGCGGCGTCCTCTACAACCTCTACGATCTGCGAGACCTGCGCGAGATCTCCTCGCGATTCTGGACGGGTTTCGTGGGGGTCGACTGCGAGGAGGGGACCGTGTCCATCTGGGGGAACGAGGACGACTGCATCGCCGAGAACCTCGAGGTGACCCCCGACAGCGGACTCCACCGCAGCCCCTTCGGGGAGATCGAGATCGGATCCTACCGGGAGCTGCTGGAGAAGCACGACCACTCCGGGCGCGGGGACGAGATGGAGGAGAGGACCCGCATCAAGAAGATCATGAACTCCGTCTGGGGCGTCAGCGCCGCCAACGTGATTCAGAGGCACCCCACTAAGACCCTCTCACTCAGGAGGGGCAAGAAGGAGACCCCGTCGGAGTTCGCCCGTGATCTCTTCGAACTCCCCGAGACGCCGTTCGTGATCGGTCGCGACCTCGGGGACGACGATGTCGTGGTCATCCTCATCGGGGGCGAGATCCGCTACATCCGCCGCGGGTTCGGGGTCGACGTCGTCTGCAAGGACGGGGACCACTGGGCCTTCAAGAGCGAGGAGCCGTACGTCCACGGCTTCGACGGGTACAGCTGCCGCGTCGTCACTGCGCCCGGAAGGACGCTGGGGCGCTACTACGCCCCTCAGACCGTGGGGGACCTCCGGAGGATGGCCCAGGACCCGAACATCGCGTACATCACGCACGAGGAGGGTCTCACGACCTTCTCCGTCGGCGTCATCGGCAACGACGTGAACCTCCACGTCAAGGATCACGGGGGGATCGTCGTCTGGAACGACGGGAGGAAGCCGACGTTCGTCAAGAACGGGGAGGAGCTCGGCGACGGGCTCGCGTTCGCCCCCGTCGAGGCCCGAGCATGAGCGAGGAGAAGTTCAAGCGCGTCGCCGGAGGGGAGGTCATCCTCTCCTCGAAGGGACGGGCCTGGCACCTCCGCGGTGCGCGCCACATCCGCCCCAGACGGGTCGATGGGAAGTGGGTGGTGAAGTACCACGGGGAGGAGCACGACCTCAAGAGGCTCGTCGAGAGGCTCTTCGGCTGCGAGCTCCCAGACGACTGGTCCCCCAGCGAGAAGGGCGACCCGCCCGAGCGGAGGCGTCTGCGCAGGGGGCCGGTCAGGTGCCTCGAGACGGGGGTCGTCTACCCGTCTCAGTCCGCGGCCGCGGAGGCCCTCTTCCTCTCCCCCAGCATGGTCGGCAAGACCCTGCGAGGGATGTACAAGAACCCCACGTATCACTTCGAGTACGCCAGTGGCGACGACCTCCCCATCGAGGGTGAGGCTGCGACCGAAGCAGCGTGAGGCTCTGGACAAGATGCACGACGGGTGCGTCCTCATGGGCGGGGTGGGCTCCGGCAAGTCCATCACGGCCGTCGCCTATTGGCGGAGGGCGCACCCGGATCGTGCTCTCGTCGTGGTTACCACTCCGGCGAAAAGGGATTCCATGGAGTGGGAGGCGGAGATCGCCAAGATGGGGGCCTATGAGGCCCCGTTCGAGGTGGTCTCCTGGAACAAGATCTCGGACGTGAAGGACAGGACCGGCTGTTTCTTCGTGTTCGATGAGCAGAAGCTGAGGGGATCCGGGAAGTGGGCTCAGAGCTTCCTGAAGATCTCCTCGAAGAACGACTGGGTCATGCTCTCGGCGACGCCCGGCGACTCGTGGAAGGACTACCTGTCCCTGTTCCTCGCCAACGGGTGGTACGAGAACAAGACCGACTTCTACGAGAAGCACGTCATCTGGGACCGGTGGGCGAAGTACCCGAAGATCAAGCGGTACGTCAACGAGGCCCGATTGCGGAGACTGCGATCCCGTCTGCTCGTGGAGATGGGGGATGATCGGGAGACTGAGCGCCGCTTCGTCGATCACTGGTGCGATTACGATCGAGAGTTCTACGAGAAGATGACCAAGAAGCGCTGGGACCCCTATGAGGATGCCCCTCAGAGGGACGCAGCGGCCCTTTGCAGGGTCCAGCAGCGCATAGTCAATACCTCCCACGATCGGCGCGAGAAAGCCCGTCAGATCGTCTCTGAGACGCCCAGGATACTGGTTTTCTACTCGTGGGAGTACGAGCGGGACATCCTCCTCGAGATCGGGGAGGAGCTCGGCCGGACGGTCACCGAGCGCAACGGGCACAGGCACGATCCCGTGCCCGATTCGGACGAGTACCTCCACATCGTGCACTACTCGTCATGCGAGGCGTGGAACTGCGTGTCGACGGACACGGTCATGTTCTACTCCCCGTCGTACTCGTGGTGGATGGCCGAACAGGCGTTCGGACGCATCGACCGCATGAACACCGCGTACAGGACGCTGTACTGCCACAGACTCCTCTCCGACTCGTCGATCGGCAGGGCCATCATGGACTGCCAGGCGAGGAAGGGGAGGTTCAACGAATCGGCCTG